CTTTACCATTGTAGGTATTCAGTAATCGTTTAAATTCTGGTACACGATCGCTACCAGCAACCATAACGATATTCTTATACTTCTTGTTTAGTTGTTTTGCTGCTTCAATAAAGGTACGTACTTCTTCATTGGCTGCAGCAAAATTAGTAGCCTTAAACATTAGTTTAAGATACTTAACTTTCTTTTCTACAGATAGAGGATTCTTTTTGGCATCTTGAGATTTAGATGCATAGATTACGTGGTCAGCTTTCTTCTGCTGAGCCAGTTTTTTGACTGCTTTAACTAGCAATTCGTGACCAATCGTTGGAGGATTAAATCTTCCGAAAGCGAATACGACTGATTTTGAAGGTAGTTCTTTTATTAATTGTTTGTAATCTTTCATTTGATCCATCTATAAAGTATTGTTGCCTAATTGTTATTTAGGACTTAATTATCTTACACTGCAGCCATGAGTGCCTCGCACGCTGAAACGATCCAACGACAAGCGATTTCGTCTGAAGCCAACTCTTGTTGAGCACGGACTGTAGCGATTTCTTGTATTAGATAGTTGTATTCTTCTGTGCTTAGTTGTCCCTGTTCGTAGTTATCACGAATTACTAGGAGTTCGTTTGCCAATGCTGCAGCTGGACCACCTAAACCTGCTTGTTCTCTTAGACTGTTTAGTACACTCATTTTCTTCCTTTCCATGCATCAGCAATAACATCGATGCGAGTCTTATTGATTTTTAATAATGATTCACAAAATGTTTTATTCTTACTCTCACCTGCTTTTTTAAGAGATTCTCTTAATCCTTTAACTGCTGGTGCCTGAGGATCTGCTCTCCAGTCAGTGTAAATTTCTAGACGTTGTACCTTTGCTTCTACCTCATCCCAGTGTTTTGGTTCACCACACTGCAATTGATTAACGTGCATCTTAACAACAACCAATTGATCTAACATAACTGGGTCATGTGGTTTTGGGAGAATGATAGAACATCCACTTAATACAACTGCTAATGCTAGAGCAAATAATTTCATCGTTGCCATCCTTTGATAATGTCAGCGGAGAAATTAGACTTACTAAACTCTAGACGATCTACAATCTTGACTGCTCCGCCTGTCAAATGATCGATGGCAACAAAACCTTCTACACCAGTGACTTTATAACCACTGGTAGTTCTAAGGAATGTGCTAATATGTCCAGCCTCATTCATTTTATTCACAATCATCAACTTGGCTTTTGCAAGTAGATTGACTAAGTCAAAGATCTTAACGATCTCAGACTTATCGTGATCAACGAAAAACTTTAGAACTTCTTTTCGTTTTTCTTCTTGTGCTTGTTTACCTTTTTCGGTGGCACGTTTGTCGATCTCTTTTTGATACTTATCGTGGATGTAGTTGAACAATCCAACAACGTGCGCATGAGTGTCAGTGATTTGTTCACCAGCACGAACTTTACTGTTGTTGTATGTATTGACTGCCATATTTAACTCATCGTTATCTTTGATAGCATTGAGAGTTTTAGCAGGAATAGAATTAAACAGAGTACCAGCTTGAGAAAGAATCGCAGTTAATTCAGCTGTCTGTTCTTGAGTAAATGTGGCGACACCAGAATAGTCTTTATAGTTCGCATCGTCCATCCAAACAGATGCAGTTGGTGTCATGTGTTGCACGATAGACTTACCGAAAGAGGCACGCATGCTTTCGAAGTCTGGTCCAGTGTAGGTTGTGTGCCAAACCACACCAATCTTTGCTTTGATAATTTTGTTTGCTAGTTCAGTGCCAACAGGAACTGCATAAACGATAGTGTTTGGATGGAAGGTTACATATTTCTCACCATCAATAGTAACAATCTTTTTATCGTCAGTGAACATTAAGTCACCTTGATAAACACCAGACTTGATACCTAATTTCTTAAACTCAGTCAGAGCAATCTTTAACTTTGCAGCAAGATCTCCCTGAGTATCAGCATCGATGTCTTTGGCAGTCTTATAAACTTTAGGCTCTTTGTTGAAGACACCTTTCTTAGCCACAAAGAATTTACCGTCACGAGGATCGATACCAGCAAACACCGCTGGAGCACCATCCCACTTCACAGTGGCAGTGACTTTAGTCTTAGAGTGACCAGCAAGCATGTCACGTAAGTCACGTAGAAAATTTATTGCTTGACGAGTGCCATCGACACCAGCGTCGAATACCAAATCCTCCACGTGAGTCATGTGGGTATTCTTCTGTTCTGTAATGTAACTCTTTAATCTTATCATCTTTTATACTCTATTATACCGCAACTTTGCAAAAATGTCAAGCAATAACCCTACAAAGTTGAGGGGATTATTTAAGTCCGAAAGTCCCCACTAGACTCTTGTGTGGACCAGAGGAACTCTTAACTGTAAATGTAGATACACGACCAATCTTACCAGTCTGTTTATGTTTACCTTTAATAACTACAGTGGATCCTTGATGAACAACATGTAAACCTTCATAATTATTTAAGTGATCATCAGCAATAGTATGAGAAGGTTTTAGAATAGACTCTGCTGAGCCATTATCTTTAACTTTACTGTGAGCAACTGTATGAGGAATTTTTGTTGGAGCAGAAACATGGTCACGAATAACTTGTCTTAGTTTTTCATCATCGTGTTTTGCTAGTCCAGAAGCAAAGTGTTGTGCGACTGCTTTTTTAGCTTCAAGAGAAGATGATTCGGCTTGTGCAGCACGAGTTGCTGATTGGTGTAAGAACACTTCTGGATGTTTATGTTTATCATGAGCATCAATAAACTTTGATAAATGCTCATGCATGATTTGATTCTTTTTATTTAATGTCTTACCTTGATTCACTAGATCTTGTAGACGACCATGTTCTGCTTTGGCTTTCTCAATACCCATCTTATCGATCTTATATTGAATATTTCTTTGGTCAGCAGAACCATTGTATCCAAGTTTCTCCATACCTGCATGGTGAGAGTCAGTCAATCGTTTCAGTGAACCAGAGTTTAATCCAGCAGTCTTCTCCATAGAATCTAATCCTGGATTACGATAGTTTGGTTCGTTGGAACCATACTTTGCAGAGATACCATGGTGACCAATTTTCTTACCATCTTTATGTAATGTTAAGATTAAGTCAGCGTTTGAGTTTACGTCTTTAACACCAGTAGTTTTTTCGTGGTCGCCAGCTTTGTTTGCTTTATCTGGATTAGATGTCCAATGAACATTACCAATCGTAACACCTTTACCAAGATGCCCTTGTTCATGTAGATGTTTCTTTAATTCTTCGGCAGTTTGTTTAGCGTGTGCATCGATTTCATTGTATGCAGCATCGCCAATCTTTTTCTTTAAACGATCGTGAACTTGAACAGGTGTACCAGCATGGTCTTCATTTTCTGATTCTGAACGATGATGGTCAGGTAGTCTGCTTTCTGGGTGTAAATGTTTTGACATTAACAACTCATGAAGTTTACCCTTATCATCAGACTCAACGTCTTGAGATAACGCTCTTTCAACGAGCATTAGTTTTTCTTCTTTTAAGAATGATTTGAATTTTAACATAAATTCACGTGCCCTATAAGTATTGTAAGTAATAATTGTGCCCTAATTGCACAATTAAGACAAGCAATATTATTTAGGACGACGAGATGCTCGGATAGTTCTTTCGTACTTTCGTTCCCACTTACCTACCTGTTGAATAATCTTCTGGATAGCGTGGTTATTACGATAGTCGTAATCGAAAGTCTTTAGAATATAATGGAATGTGTTTGAATCTCGTTTTGACTTGGATCTAGCCAGCAAGTCTGAGATGGGGATGTTTGGTTTGTTGCTCTTATAGTCTAGAAATATACAATGAGCATACGCTTGAATTTCGTCAAACTCAGAGAGATATCTTCTCTCTGCGTCTTTCTTGACATGACCAACTTTCTTATATGGAACAACGTAATTGCTCCACTCATCGGATCTTCTATCATACTGCATGAAGTGAATTAGCTCATGCATTTCCACTTGGATTAGTTTAAACTTAAATCTCTTCCAAGAAGAATCTGTGAATTGAAATGTGTCGTATTGGTCTGTATGGATCTGTATGATGCACTGTCTGTTTTCTGGATCGTATTCTCCACCGACAGCTACATGTGATTTAAAGAAGTCTGCTTTGGACTTCTCTTTGAACCAAACGACTTTGGTTCTCCACTTTTTGAAATAGTTGGATAGACCGACTGAATCGTTTCGATAACGATCGAGGTCTACCCACACTTTTGCTGGGACAAACTTAGCCCTAAATGGACGCTCGTAGAAGTTGAGCATGTCCAGCCAGTCGAAGTTAGCGTTTTCTAGGAACTTCATTTTACATCCCAGAAAGAACTGACATTACTGGACTAGATGTTTCTCCAGAAATGCAAGAACTTTCCCTTGCTCCTCTAAGTTAGTATTTACAAACTCTGTAATATAGGGCATCAGTTCAAAATTGGATAATAGATTACTATATTTAGTTGCTCGCCCTTTTAGGAAAGTCTCAGACTGGTCTGACCCTCTATCAACATAGCGTTGCTTTAACATATCATCTGGAACCTTCAGATAAACTACCTGAAGATCCGTATTCTCCAATCCCATTGAAAACTCCAAGAAAGATTGATTAAAGATTCGATCTCCCTCAAATAGAATATTAGAAGTGGTTTCCTTAACAAACTCTTGAGCCACTGGTTGGACTGCCATCGATAGACGATCTGTTCCAGCAAAAGTCTCTCCATCTTCATACTTACCAAGAACATATAGATCTAGTTCTTTACAATAAAGAGCAGGTAGCATCTTTTT